GTAGCACCTGATGGAGCTACCCAAGTTTTATCTCTCTCCATAAACTTTATCCCAGGAATAGCTTTCGGATAAAGTTGTTTGCTTACTGATATAAGTTCTCTAAGCTCTTCTGTAGACCTACGAACAAGTAGCATTCGTGCATTTGGATTCCCCAAGTACCGCACTGGGTCTGCAACCATCGCATAAGATTTACCACCACCTGCTGCACCTCCATATAAAACTTCTTGTTCTGTTGCTGCCAAAAAGTCAGTTTGAGGTCCAACGTTAGGTTCAAAGATTACCTCTCTAGCTTTTTCAAAGTCTACTTCTTCAGGCTTCGGTTGAGCTGGAGCTAACTCTTTCTCTGTAACCGAGTCTTTGGGTTTCAAGCTTTTCCGCTTTTTGTAACGCCTCTTTGTACCTTTGGGCGAGGTAACGTTGAGTTGAAGCTTCGTTCTTACGTTGTTGCTCAATTTTTACTCTCTTGTATAAACCTACGTGGGAAATATATCTTTCAGATTGAGTACTGAGCCAAGCTGCAACTTCTCTGTAACTATACTGTTTTAGAAATTTTTTAGCTTTTTCAAATAACTCTAGTTCTTCTGGAATTGGTAGAAGTATGTCTTGATCATCAGGATCTTGCTTATACCCAAACGGTACATGAGTTCCAACTCTTACAACTGGCTTCCACTCATACTTACCACCTACTTCAACAGGTTTTGGTAGCTTCCAAGTTTTATTCGTTTTCATCAGCTTTCTGTGGTAAAATAAATAATGGATTAGCTGCAGATACTTCTACTTTTTCTGTCTTAATAAAACCACTGCGGTCTAAAACATCTTTTGCTGCTGCCATTTTTTCTTTATTACCTAAATCTGTAGGACTGTTCATTATCTCAAACATTGAGTACGCAGCTTTTGTAGCTGATGAGGAAATAAATTTTTTTGTAAGGTCTGCAACTTCTTCTGCTAAAGACTCTGCAACTTGTTTAGATGATACTCCATCTGCATAACCTGCAAGTTTTTTAGCTGTAACTAAGTTACCCCCTGCTTCTTCAAACAGTACATCTAAAAACTTCTGTTGTTTTTCTGTTAGGTTTCTTGCCATTATGTCACCATGTAAATTATAAACCCGAATACACCAATTCCTGCAGTTAAAAGCAAACCTGTTACGCCCCAAGTTACAATGGCTTCTTGCATTTCGGCTTTACGGTATTCTTGTTCTTTCTTTTGTTTACGTATTCTACCTTCAGTAGCTACAAGCTCATCCCAAGCAGATGGCCCCATACTAAAGCTGATCCAATCTTTAAGTTCTTTTCTCATGGCTTCAGCTTTTTTCTTAGCTGTAAAAATTTCTAAGGCTTCAGCTTCAACAGACTGTCCGTTAAGTGCTTTCCACCAAGGGGGATTTTTATTTTTTTGTTCCATAAAGGACAGGTCACTCATAGCACCTGCCCATTGGGTCAACTGTCCTGACATATCTTGTAGGTCTTTACCTACTTGAAAGCCTTTCTTCAAAGCATTGAAGGCTACGGTTGCACCACCGATTATTGTAACTGGGTCCACGAGCCTCCTCCCAAAGTACTCCTAGAATCATTAAAGAAGTTATTGTGCTTTTCAAAGGGCTTTACCTGTAAACACAACCCTTTCTATATCACACCTACCTATTCCTAAGTCTCGTAGCTCTCGGTCAGTCATCCTGTAGAGTTGCATTTTTGCAATCTTACGTCTTGCTGATTCTGCTCTCGCTTCTATTATTTTATTAAATAAACGTTTAATCATTTTCTACTCCTGTGTTAGCCCTAACTGGCAGGAGTAGTTATACTATATTTTATAGTAAGTTACTACAGATAAAAATGCAAACCCGTTATGACTTTCCTGTAGCCTTTTTAATTACCTTAGTAGTCCAAGCTTCATTTACATCAGGAGTAGAAGGGTCATCACCTTTTAGTGTACCATCTGCATTTCTAGCACGAACTTTTTTAGTTTCTGGTTTAGGTTTTGTATTCTCACTATTTACAAACTCTAGTACGGCAGGATCTTTAGAATGCCACTCTCCATGAACATACTCTGCTAAAACAGCACCATACTGATCTATTACTTTATCACCTTCTATTTTCATATTTAAGCTCCTGTTTATTTGTAAGTATTTTCAGGCTTGGCAATACCTGTATTAAGAATACCAGAGGACTTAGTTAAACCACCTTTAGACTTTCCGTATCTAGTGGACTCTGTTCTACCAACTCCCATTTTGTAAGCTTCCATAGCTCTTGCTCTATTTTTATATTTATCTTTGTTCTTTTTATACCATTCGTCAAACTTGCTTCCTGGTGGATTTTTTCCTTCCTCTATAGCAGATGCAATTGTTTTATTAGATTTAGGTAATAAAACACTTACAGAAACTTTAGATATTTTTAAATCTTCAGGTTTTGCTACAGGAACTTTATCTGATGGTCTTTTTTTAGGTTTAATAGGTTTAAGTGGTTTCTTAAGATCCTCTGCATATACAGCAGCCATTACTTTACCATCTTTGTTTGTATAGTAAAGTGATCCTGCTTTCTTGGCTGCAGCAATACTTTTGTATTTACCTGCATTCTTTTTAGCTTCTTTAACAGTTAAACCCTTTTCTTTTAGCTTACTGTTTAAATATTTACGTAACGTTACAGCCATTGTTATCTGCCTCTTCTTGACATGCCACCGTAGAACATTCCTGTCTTACGCATGTCATTCATCTTACCACCTTTAGCATAACCTTTTTTCTTAGGCATACCACCCTTATTCATGTAGCCCATTTTATTACGAACTGCGGTGGGTAACTTTTTTAGTCCCACCTGATCGTCTGTTGGTTTCTTTAGTTTCATTGCGACACCACCTTCACTAGCTCTAAATTTTCTTGTCTTCTCTGCAATCTTTTTAGGTTGCTTTACAAATTGTTTACCTTTTGCTTTGCCTTCTCGTTTAGCTTTTGTAGTTGCTGCGTATTCAGCAGACGACAAAGATTTTATAGCAGCTTCAGGCAAGTATCTTTCCCCAGTCTTAGAACTAGGCTTTCCACTCTTTGTGCGCCACTTTTGTTTTGTCCAGTCTTTTAGACTTTTCTGGGGGGCTTTCATTACCTATACCCCCCACCTTTCGCCTTGTATTGTTTTGCCAACATCTGTGCTTTTCTCGCAGACCATTGTCCAGGTGCACCACCTTTGCCACCTGCTTTGATCCTATTGAATAAGTTTTTACGCATAGTTGGTTTAGTGTAGTTACCTGCTTTATTGACACTGGATTTCTTTTTCATGCTATTACGCCTTTACTAGCTTATAACCTTTTGCTTTAGCTGCAGCTCTAATTTTTGCAAGGGTCATTTGAGCACCACCTCTAGCCATGCCCTTTTTCTTCATCATGCCGCCTTTAGCATAACCCTTCTTTTTCATACCACCCTTAGCGTAACCTTTTTTCTTCATGCCCATTTTACCACCACGAGCCATACCTTTTTTCTTCATCATCTTTTTCATCATAGTTATTTTTCCTTATATAAATTGTTAAAGACACGTTCCGTATCCCAAATATATTCAACATCTTCTTTAGAGTTAAAAATGTTCTGATTAGGTTTAAAGTCTGGTGCACCTTCGCCAGTCTCAAACCAAGCAGGGTGAGTTACTCTCACTCTATTATTGGGTAACGCAACCATGTTACCTGTGTATTCTCCTGCATCTAATAACTCCAGAACGTGTGACTGTTTGTGTTGTGCAGGATCATCAGCTACTTCATTGTCTGTGTAGTCAACAGTAAAGTAATACTTTGCAGGATAGAACTCTCCATCTACTTTGGCAATCCAGGGAGCAGGACTAGCTCTTTCTATTTTATATACTGAGTGTGTATGAGACATACAATCCCAGGGTTGTGCTAAGTACGGTGGTAGCTCTGTGGGCCAGTCCTCTAGGGGGGTATCTGCCACAAGTGCTGTTAGAGGCATTCTTGCCCACATTGCACCACCATGTACATTTTCTTCATCTTGATCATCAGATTCACAACCTGTGAAGATGACCTGAAAACTTAATGTTCTGTTTGGCATTGTAGTTACTGCTACTACCATACAGTGCAGGAACTCTCCATGGTACTCCTGCATATTCTTTGTATATTCTCTTCTTACCCATGCTTTGAAGTAGGGTATGTTACTTTGTAGATACGGCATCTTTCTTATGTTTCCTTCGCAAGTCTGCTTTAGCTTGTTTAAAGACATTTGCTATTGCTGTCTTTCCCATTACTTTAGCACGTTGTTCACCAACTGTCAAGATCTGAATCTTTCTTGCGTAAGGTTTTTTTATTCTTTTTACTTTCGCTGATGTAGCTTTTGCATCAGCCATAGTAGCAAACTTAATTGATACCGTATCTTTTGGATTCTCATCCGTATATAGTCTGCGTCCAGACCCTTTAGGTTTTTTACCTGTTCCTACTTTAGGATCTTTAGCCATTACTTATGCTTTACAATTACAGTCTGGTCCACAATTTTTATTTAAAATTGCACAACCTATTCTTTTAAAATATCTCCATAACCATTTTACTATTTTCATAATGAAACTCCTGTTTTAACATGTATACACTGTGGTCTTGCTAGATAACCTCTACTTCGAAAATAGTTAGCTACAATTAATGCTTCATCAAAACAAGACTCTTCTGTAGGAAAAGTTGCTTCTGTTTTTGGAAACACTTCACAAGATATTGCTGCAGGTGTACTGCAAAGAAGTACGAATGCAATCCACATCTAGCAACGCCATCTTCTACGAGCCTGTCTTAATCTTGAATTAGGATCTTTAGCCGCTTTTGGAAATTTTTTCATTTGTCCTGCAGATCTAGCGCAGAAAGACTTACGTCTTGCAGCCCTAGCTTTACTCGATGGTTTCTTTTCAGTAACAGCAGTCTTAAGTTTAGACCCAGGGTTTTTTCTTCTATATGCAGCTACGCCTTTAGCTGTCATACCAGCGCCTGATTTAGTAGGACGTTTATGGCCTCCTTTAATAGTCAGCCCTTTCATTCCTGTGCCTTTACGCTTAGTTGCCATTACTTTTTCCTATTCTCTATGTTTTATATCTTTCGTACTTTGGATTATCTTTTCTTCCAAATAACGTAAGTATAAAATTCATAAAACCTCTAACCATTTCTGTTGGAGTTGGTAATAACCAACCAAGTATTAGAAGTAACATTACCCAAGGAGGTATATTAGTATTAATAATATCTAAGTTTTCCACTTTGCCTGTCTCTACCTCTTTTGTAACTATATCTCTACCTGCAGATGTAGTGTTCTCTACGGACATTACTGCCTGTCTATTCTCTGCACCTATCTGTGCATTAGAATTTACTGTAGGCCCGCCTGATCCGCCTAGCGGTA